TATGTATTCCTATATATCCTGAAGTATTATTTTTTCCTTTATTTCTTTTAATAAGATTCTCTCTACGTGTAATAAATTGACAATTAAAAGGTGTGTAATTTCCATTATTATCTTTTCTATCTATTTCAAGATCTTTTTGCCAACCATTTTTAATTGCCCAATTATAAAAAGTTATAAATGATTTTCTCCATATCCAACAAACTTTTATTCCTCTACCACCATATACCTCATATGATGTGCTGCTTGGTATATGGCATCTTTTTTCTATAGATTTAAAAAGTTTATATATAGGGTGATGTGATAAACCATGTAAAGAATATTTTTTTTTCATTTTATCTTTAATTTGATTCTTTCAGGTTTAACTTTTAATTTAATACGTTTTGATTTATATTTTTTTCCAGGTTTCCAAAATATAAATATGTTATTAGATAAGCAATGGAGGCACTTTTTAGCTTTATATTCTGCCCAACATGATCCACAATCTCTGCATTCATATTGTGCTGGCTGTCCCATTTTATACTGTACCTTTGTTATTCCGAATTAACTTATTGTTTTTATATATTTCCCAACGTAAATCCATTCGGAATGAGAAAAGCCAATCTTCAGCTTCAGTAACAGATTCAAATTGAGCAATAATAAAATCAGACTTTGTTGCTTTTATATAAGCAAAATAATTATCCCGTTTCAGTATACTTAATCGGGGTACAGTCTCAATAGCTTCTTTGCAATCATAGATAACTGCAACTGTATGAAACTGATAGAACCCATCAATATAAAATCGTAATAAATCTGAAATTTTTAAGAACCTCAGATTTTCATGAGTTTTAAGAAGTCCTTTTAAATTACTTTCCATTTCTCCTCACAAAAATTTTTAGAATTTCTGAACGAAACTGTTCAAGTTACGCCCATTTGGGTTTACGTTTAATTTCAGCTTTTTCAATCATTTTATCCCAATGATGTTGTAATAGTAATTTTATTGTTTTGGCTACTACTGGTTCATCAGCACAAAGATCAATTAATTGTGACCGATATAGTTTTTTGCTTTCAAAAATTATGTAGTTACCAGATTTTTCAATTGCTTTGTTATCCCATAAGAAATTTACGGCAGAAGTGTAATTATCAATTCCCCAACCATGCAGAATGTCAAAATTAACGTCATTATACCTGCTACCTGTTTTATTCTTTTTAATTCGGACTCCAACCTCAATTCCTTGATTTATTTTTTCATCAGTCTGGATTTTGCCTATTTCTCTTAATTGGAAGATATGTGTAGCATAATGATCTAAAGCTTTGCCTCCTGCTCTGGTATTGGGATCACCAAAGGCAATACCTATTTTTTTTCGGATCTGAGATAGGATTACCAATAAGATATTTGAATTATGAATGCCTTCAATACAATTACGAAATAATTGGGATAATACTCTTGCTTTGCTACCACCCATGTCTTGTTTTTCAATTCCTTTTTTTTCTATGTGTTTAATTTCTCTTGCATCTCTTAATGAATCAAGTGAATCAATAACGTAAATAACAATATCCTCATCACCTGCATTTTTAGAAATCCAATCAAGGTTATTATAAAGATCCTCTACTGTTCTGGATCTTGTAAATGGTTTTTCGCCTTTCTTACGCTTGTAGCTTGTTAGATCTTCACGTAATCCGATTATTTTAGTTAATGGCATTTTAAACTGGCTTGCCAATCTATGATCAAATGCATGTTCTGGTTCATCGTAATACATTTTAATTTTCTTCTTTAAGCGGATATGTTGATAATACCAAACTGAATTTATCGCTTCACAGGCCAGGAGTGTTTTGCCTGTTGAATAGTCTCCAACTGGATTGATTACTCTACCAATTGGATAACCACGATCTACATTATTGGTGAGAGCCAAATTTAACATCCATGATCCCGAATCAATAAAATATAATGGCTTTTTCAATTCTGGAGGGAGGGTACTATATGTTTTAAGCCTATTACGTAAAGAAGGCTTATTAGCTTTGATATTAATTCGTTTCATTTAGATTCCTTTAGACAAATTTTTTTAGGGGAGCAATTAAGCCCCCCTAAAGAATATAAGGTTATATTTGAATGTCTGATTCAGCCATCATTTTAGTATAAACATCTTCAACAATAGCTTCTATTGCTTCTCCTTTGTCCATACCAATAGCATCTTCATATTTATTTTCACGACACCACTTATTGAATCCAAATGATTGCATTTTTCCCAATTCGCCGTTTAGTTCTTCACAATAATCAACGATTTCTTTTTCAAGATCATCCCTGGTTGGTGTTTGGGCTTCATCTGTTTGTTGTTGACGTGGGAATTTTTTTGTTTGTGTTGTATCCTCTGCTGTTTTTTCTTCAGAAGGATCTTCTTCTTCAGTCAGCATAGATTCCTTGATTTCATCATATTCTGGAATATGGAAGAACATATCCAGGCTATATTTTTTATAACCCCGTTCTTCTGCCGTGATGATAATTGCTTCCAATTGTTCAAGGATTTCTTCAGGGATTGGTTCTTGCCTTGCGTGGAGTTCAAAACCGCTGTAATCGGGAAAATCACCCTGTCTTTCAATTGTCAATCCAATTGTTCGTCCTTCATCGGTTGTAACATCTGAAATATCCAGGGTAGTTCTTTTCAGCTTATCCCTTGTTAGGTTTTGAATTTTTGAATGGACTTTCTTTTTCGGGGCATTCCATAATTGGAGGTGAAAATCAGGAGGTTCTTCTTCCAGCAATTCTTTTGTCCGTTCCCAAAGCAAATAAACAATTCGGTCTGATGGATAGAGTCTTTTGATTTCATCTGTTACAGATTTATTGACTCTGAATAACCTCTGTTGTACTTCACACCGATAACATTTCTGGCCCAGGAATCGATGAGGGCAAATGAATTGATCCTGAGAGAACCCTACGCTGAAATGTACGCATGTTTCTCTGAAATAAGGTATGTTGGGGTCAAAACTAATTGGAAGGATCTCTATGAAGCGATCACCGGCAGTAGGTTGGAATTCAGTAATTCCGAATTCTCCCAATATTTCTTTTTCAAATATCAGTTTTCCCATACCACCAGCTTTGGATCGATCTTCTCTGGATTCATAGGTTTTATCCAGAACGGATTGAGAACGTCTTTGAAATTTGGAGGCCAATCCACCACCTGAGATTCTACCTTTGGTTTGGATTAGTTTCTTCTTACCCAATCGATCACTTAATAATGACATAATTTTTCTCCTTATTTAATAATTGGTTGTTAGTTAGTACTCATCTGCTTCATCCAATCTAATACGCTTTGGTTTCTTACTATAGACAACAGGTTCGGAATAATAGTTGTTTAGCCACAATTCAGCTTCAATCTTAATCATAAAACCTTTCTGAATCAAAGAATCTACCGCATTTTTAGCATCTTCTGCTCTACGTTGGGCAGATAGCCAAATATAATATTGCGCCTCATATTTTGGATCTCCTTTGACCAGTTTAAAGATTACAGAGTCAGTATCTTTCATTAATCCATATTCTTTTTTATTACGTCTGTATTCTTCAGATAATTCACCTTCAAGGATTTCCAATTGACGTTTTTCATCTAATGCTTCAGCTTTGTACCTGGAAGCAAGTTTTCCGTATTTCCGAATCATTTCAGGTTGACGTGCTGCCTCAAGTTCCAGGCTATACCGATCAAGACTAAATTCATTGTCAAATGGCATTGTCTAACCTCTTTGGTTTAAAGATTGCGGTTTTATCTTTTTCAATCCAAGTAAAATCAAAATTTAAAGTTTTTGAATAATCAATATCATGTACTTTTAAAAAATTAATTGCTGAAAACGCAAAACTTCCAGGTCTTTTTTGAATTTTGATTAAACCGCTTTCTTTATCATTGTTAGTAAGTTTGATTGCTATTCTATTTTTATTATTAGAAATAAAAAGCATTACATAATCATAAACATCCAAATCATACTTTAGGATTGCACCACTATTGAAAGCAAGCTGACCACATTTACGAATGCAAACCTTTGGTGTTCCTGCTCTACCCCTGGCAACATATTTTGTGAATCCTTCCAATAGGACACCCATTTGCTCACCTTTTAGAAAGTTAGTTTACGTTTAAAGGTCTCAATTGAACTGTCTAATTGTTCTTTAATATCTCCCAATTCAGTACTGATGAGTTTTGCAAGGGATTTATCATCTCTCAAGTCTTTGGGTTCTATGTCAACGAGAATGTCTTTTGCTTGAGTGACAAGAGAATCCAATTCACTATCTTTAAATACATTTTTGTATTGGAAGGTATCAAAAAAGCTAACTACCTTGTCAATTGCTTCAGGCCGAACCCGTTTCTTCTCACCTTTATTTTTACCATTCATGGTATCAGCTAAATGAGTGACAAGATCACCGAATCCTTCACGTAATGCCAGGATGGTTTCGGTTCTGGTTTGGGTAAATAGACTTTTGATTCGTTTGGATTCTTCTTTGTAAATGGCATCGGTAGCATTGGAGGGAATTACCATGTCAAACATTCTCCAATAGATCCAGAATCTCCCTTCAATATCAGCAGGATCAGGATAATCTTCTTTGTCAAATAGATCATCTTTTTCCAATTGCTCCTTTGCCTCTTTAATATACTTTTTATATTGAGCTACAAAGGGCTTAACATGATCCTGTAACTGTTTACTGAATTCTTGGAGTTTGTTGTTTGCTTCTTCAGCAATTGCAATGGCAATAAAGTTGATTCCTTTGATTGGAAATGGATTGGATACATCCCAAACATAGTTTCGTGCTGCGGTAATGACTGAATTGATTTCCTGTAAATGTTCTCTGTTGATCAGGATCTTATTGGCCCTGACCCATTCACCTTCAGCCTTTTTAGAAATTTTATTGGCAATGTCTTTTGGCAACCGTTTTCTTGCTTGCCAGGAATGAGTTTCAAAATGGAGCAATGTACCCAATTCAAATATATTGACTTCATTTCCTGCTCCATTTGCGATCTTATAAGGTATTTGCTTGTCTTTCAATTGTGCTAAACTTGTCATAACCATAATTTACTCCTTTCGTTTTTAAAAAGTTAACTTTCTTTTAAGATCCTGAATAGTTTTTTTCTTTTTGAAATGTACTTTTTTCTTAAATCCAGGATCGGGTTCAGGACTCAATATCAATTGTTGTTTATTTAATTTATTTGATACTTCTACAACATAGTCATGGTAGGTTTTATCAATTGTATTACCATCAAATTTAATTGTGGTTTTAAGTTGATCCATTTCTATACTTCTAACATAACCATTAATTAGATTGGGATGAATATCTTGAAAATGAAGATATAAATTTTTATTAATAAGAATTTCTCTCATTTTTTTATATTGATCTGAATTTGGAGTAGCCATTTCAAGTATTATATCCAATCTGGTTGATGGTTTTGTAGCTTTTTTAGCTCTACCATATTGTGATGAAGTTACAATTGCTGGTTCAAACTGAGTTTTCATTTCAACTTCAGCTTCAACCCCATCAATTACAAGTCTATCTCCGGTTTTAGGAATTAAAAAAACAACTGTATAAAAGTCAACCATTTCAATTACCCACAGAAATTTTTATGAACAGTCCTTACTTGATTCTTTTTGTAGAATACAGCTTTGAATTCCGGCCCAAGACCTTTGCCTAATGCGTTCTTAACATGATTGACAACATCATTAGAAACACATTCTTCACCAATGAATCCATCGGTTTCAAAGTGAATCTTACCATTTTCATCGACTTCTACAATAATCTGTTTTCGCATAATTCAATTACCTCCTTTTAAACGTTGATTACCATTCTGCGTTTTTCACCCAATTGGGTTTTGATTACTGATTCTCTGCAAAGTCTGCCTTTTGTCATTGCTGCCTGTTTGGTTTTTTCCATTGTATAGTGTTGAATGAAGGTGATTGCTTTAGATCCACCCATTTTATTTTTGAGACTTCCATCAAAGAAATCCCAAAGCAATGAATAGGCACCTTTTTGGGTTTTGGATTTAATTACTCCAACTTCGTAATTGATTCCAGGGAATTTGATTTTGTGTTCACACTTGC